GCCACAGCTTTGAAACTTAAAACCTAACTTTATCCAAGATTTAGATGTATCATAAAATTTATTAGTTAAATTAACATCTGCACCTAATACTTGTGTTGTTTCTGTAACAACTGTGATATAAGTAGAAGATATATTTAATACCCAAGTTGCTGAGTAATTAAAGTTTCTATCTCTTGATATTGAAAAAGTTCCACTATCAACTAACTTAGATGTTACACCTGTTAAATCAAATTCTATAGTCTTATCTTCAACTAAACCAGTGATATTATAAGTTAATTGTCCAGTTTCAGCAGTTCCCTCTTCTCTCATGTAATAAAGTCTATATGATACTGTATCATTACCTGTTGCAGCATTTGGTGTAATAGTGTAATCTAATCTGGCACTATAGCCGTTTGAAGCATTTGTTGTGATGTTACCTTCTATACTTGTTGCTGTTTTTGTACCCTGTTGAAAGTCTACTAATGTTGCACCATTTAGAGATGTAAATTTAGTCTCCAATAAAAGATTAAAACCATTTTCTATATTACCATTAAAGTTATTTAATTTAATATAACTATCAACGCCATCTAAGTTTACACCAATACCTTGATTTAACCCCATATCACCACGAATTATAGCATCATTTCCACTTTCTGACTGGTCTTCAACAATATTTCCATTAACTTGTGTCAAATCATAATCAAATACTACAGTTTCGTCAGTAAATATTTGGTCTTGTGCAACAGTTGCTAATGTCTCTATAGCATTATCAACCATAAATAAGAAAGTCGGTTTTTCTTTAAATCTATATGTTGTATAGGCTTGTATATCAAATTGATAAGCAAGTGTATCTAAATCATTAATTGCTGCGTAGTCACCTTTATCATAAGCATTATTATAGAATAATAAGTACTTATCTTTATATCTAAGAGCATAGGCTCTTTCACTAACACCATTAAAACGTACAGCTGGGTTAGTAAGTTCTTCATCATATTTAGTAAAATCACTTGTAAGTTTTTTAACTTTTAAATCAAGTTCTCTAACATTCTCATAACCTTCAATAAATGTATTAGATTTTAAAGCATATAAACCTCTAGGTGATGAGAAATATAATGTGTCTTCTATTGGAACTACTGTATTACCAGCATGACAACCTAAGCTCATATTTACTGGAGAAACGGCAAAGTCATTAGTTCCAAATGAACCAGTCATCTTATATATTCTCTCTTTAGTAAATACTATATAAGATTTTTTAAAATATGCTATTTTAGTTATTTTATCTGTTGGCTCTATTGGAAGTGTTACATAATTATAATTTGGTATATATTTAAAATTATTAACTTCACTAAACCAAATTGTGTCATCCTTATAAAACACAGCTCTATTATACATCTCACAAATTCCATAATCTCCAACATTTAATGCTTCTACTGCCTTAGCTTCTGCATCAACTTGAGCTACACTATAATAATCATAGTAAGGTTCTAAAGTTGCATCATTTTTTGTAATCTTTATTTCTACTTCACCACTTGGTGGGTCTTTTAAAGTTATATCGTAAACTTTAAGTCCCACAGTTGACAATGTACTATTTTCTAGTTTATCAAAACTTATTGTATTTTCACCATCTTTCATTTCAATAGTGAAGCCATTATCAGTTCCTGTGTATATAATATTCAATAAGAATTTTTGTCCTAAAGGCAAATTTTGTAAAGGAACATTATTTGAAGTACATATAAATATACCTTGTATACTATCAGTTGTAACACCTTGAGTATCTATTGAGTGCATTGGGTCAGCTTGTAAAACATTAAACCCAACATGTCTTACTTCAAGTCCTGAAGGTAAATAAGCATTATTTTGTATACTATTCATTGTTATAAGAGTTCCTGTATTATCACTTATTGTACTTACCTCTGTGTCGTTAAAATATAATTTTAATGTCTCTGTATTGAAATACAATATATCTCCACTTGTTATTGTTGGCATTGTAAATTGATAATTTACAGTATTATACACAAAATAATAATCACCAGTTTCAGTTCCAGTACAAGTATAAGATAAAGTATCTGTAAAATTAGAACCACTATAAGTAAATGCACTAGCTAAATCTTCATCATCTTCAATGTCAATAGACCTATCAAAAGTAACTATACCCTTTTCATTTCCTGTGAAATAAATCTTATCATAGTATTCTATAGTATCTATATTCATTAAATTTCTATCCCAATTAAATACAACTGGTAATGTTATTTTATTGCAAGTAATTGTCATTGTATCTGTTGATGTAGGTTCTCCACCTTCATACTCAAGTTCTGGAAGAGTACACTGATATAACCAAGCTGTAGAGGTATCCGTCTCTCCGTCTTCTTCCGCAAACTTTGTAGTTATCAATAGTAATATAAATTTATTATTTTGAAAACCATACATTTCTTGATATTTTCTATAAGCGTTAGTTCCACTAAAACCAGATAAAGCTCTAAAACAATTATTATCATTTTTAAGTAGTTTCATATAAACTACATTGTCATTTTCATTTTCTGGGTTTGGGTTAGTTTCAGTTCTATTTTTAATATTAGGAAGTTGTGTATCAACATCTAATTTATTAAAAATCTCTGATATTGCAGTTAATTCACCAAAACCGCCTCTCTTATTTAGTGTTCCTAGTTTATCCATGTCAAAATTAATAATACTGTCAAAATCAACATCATTACTACTGTCATCACTAAATTCTGTATTAATTCCACCCATAAAATTATTTAATAAGAAAAATAATTTTTGTTCTGGGTTACCTCTATATTTCTGATAATTTCCCATTTCTACCAGTCACCACCATTTGAATTACTGCTAAACCACCCAACATTTATAGCATTTGTTGTATCTATTTCATAGACACCACCAAAACCAGTATCTTGTACTAAACTTGGGTCAATACCACTCTCTGGGTCTGTTTCATCATAATCATCAATTAACGCACCTAAATTATCCTTAAAATTATTTAAAGCTCTATAAAATGCTTCTAAATACCTATCAGCTTCTGATAAAGACGTATCGTTCATTTTTATAGTATAAGAAATATAAGGACTAAGCAAAGTAAATAACCAATTACTAGGCATAGAAGTGTATGTTTCACTATAGCTTTCAAACTTTGGAAATAAAGTTTTACATTCAGTATTAATTAGAGCAATAGCTCTATTTGCTGTACTTATAGCTATATCTTGTGTGATATTCTCATCAGTAGAGAAATGGCTATTTACCAAAATTTCGTCTAATGTCATTATGCTCACCTTCCTTTATGTTTTAATTATACCATTTTATTTACAAAAAGAAAAGACACTAAAATGTGTCTTTTGTTCTATCGTCAATTAATTCTTTATAAGTGTTACTTGCAGAGATTTTTGCTAACTTTTTCTCTATCTTATCAGCAATAAAACCTGGGTATTCGTGTGGTTTACCATCTGGATAGATAGTAACTGGAATACAATTATAAGAAAAAGTATATACTTTACCTATATAAGGTTCATATAATTTAGGAATTATTATAGCTCTTTTCTTAGAATTTCTACACTTTGATAACATGTGATTTTTCTTTTCAATGAAATAAGCTCTTTCAGCCTCTCTTATAGCTAATTCACTATTAGCCTCTACAACTGTTTTAAGAGCAGCTTGTGCAGCAGCTTGTGCAGCTTTATCTGCAAAAGTATCACTATTCTTTTTAGCCCCCTTAAAAATGTGTTCTTCTATAGTTTCTTCTTCAGGTTCTTCAACCTTTTCTGGTTCAACAACCTTTTCTTTAGACTTCTTTAAAAGAACTTCAGCTTCTTCTTTTGTAACCACAATTTTTTTATTTCCTGACATAATCTTACCACCTTTCCTATTCTATTATATCAACTAATGGTCCATTTGTAAAGGATGTTGGGTGATTATAATTAATTAAATAATCTGCTTCTTCTTGAGTACAAGTCCAAACTTCCTTATATCTTCTAGTTTTTCCAGTCTCTGGGTCTGGGAAACCTTCCATTTTTATACATCTAACTTTTACAAGTTCATCTTTAGGTTTTTGTTTTTGCTTTGGTCCTAACAAATTTTTCCACTCTTTATCTGATGTTTTTAATTTATATTCAACTTTTGGAATATGATTATAAATTTTATCCACATCAACATTATCCATTTCCATATTAAATATATAACCAGTTTCTCCATCTACAAGTCCCATCTCTGAAGCAGCAGCAAAATTAGTTGCAAGAACTGGTGTACCAAGAACTAAACTTTCAACCAAGCTATAAGCAAATGCCTCTGTTTTTGAGAGTTGAACAAGATAATCTGCTTCTGCAATATAATTTGTTATATTTAATGTAGATGGCATCAAAATCAAACCTTCAATATCTGTTTTAACATTAGTATTATTTGTAAATACTAACCATATAAAGGGTATATTAGCAGACTTTAATTTTTTAGCAAGTATCTGCATTTTCTCCCAAATAGAACCTTTATCATTACTAATTCTAGTAGCACTTATAAGTTTTAATATTCTTTTAGGTTTTTCTAAATACACTGGGTTAAACATAACTTCAGGCATAAAACCTGTAAGATTACAAAAATCATCTGCTGCAGTTTGACTAACTGCTATATATCTATCTATTAATGGGTTTGCTTTTAATTCTTTTATATTATAAGCGACAGAATAAACAGCATGTATAAACTGTACTCTTTCTTTTTTAGCTTTAAAACATAATATTTCACTATCTGGTGTATTTACACAAAAAATAGCAACATCACAAGATATATTTTGATAATAAAATTTACGCACCTTTACTACTTTTTTAAGTCTCTCTATTTGAATTTCATCACCTGTTGAATAATAAACTGTGATGTCTCTACCTTCACCATAAAGTTGTCCTATATAATATATCCAACTTTCAACACCACCAATTTTATTTATATTTGAAATATAAAATGCAATTTTCATCTAACCACCTCTTAGTTTAATTATAAAATAAAAACTACTCTTTTTCAAGAGTAGTTATATGTATTAGTTATTAAGAACCACTTACATCAGTTTGGTCAGCAGCCTTACCAATAGTATCGTTAGTGTCATCATATAATGCAATATCATAAGCACTTGTACTATAAACAGCTGTAATAGCCATTGGGTCAATAACTTTAGCACCAGTCCATAATTTATAACCAAATGTAGATTTTTGTGCTAGTGGGTCAGCTTTGTCAGCAGTGAACCCTGTATCATAGAATTTAACATTAGCATTTCCTAAAGATAATACCATATATGGTTGGAAACCTAATACATAAGAAGTATAAACATTAATACTATTTGTATTTGCTTCAACTGGACAAATTAAACTGTCAGTAAAGTACATTCCATAAGCCATATATTTAGCTAATGTTCCTTGTTTGATAGGTCCATTTTCATTACCTGGAACTAATAATTTATTTACTAATACTGGGTCATCAAGTAGGTCATTCATTACATTTGGATGCATAACACCAACAAATCTTCCACCATATCTTTGATGTCCTTTTCTATTAGCATTACTCATTGATAATGCAACAACTCTAAAATCTTTAAATGTTACTGTAGATGTAGCAGCATTTAGATTAGTATAATCATCAACATCATCAATGTTTGTACCAACGTAATATTCTCCAGCATCAGAAAAACTATCAATAACATTTCTTTCAATAACTTCAGCAGCATGTCTTGCTAATTCTGGTTGATAAATAGTTTTAATATTATCAAAGTGAATATCAGCAGCAACATCTGTTTCTTCCATAAGAGCACCATATTGGTTAATAGTACCACTAACCTTATGTCCTTCTGGTCTTAATGCAGTTGGAGGTACACCTTCTGTTAATTTGTGGTCACCAACTGGTAAATGGTTGTATCTACGAACTGTAAATGTTTTAGTTCCTTCATTTAGGAAGGCTCATAGCAACACCTAGTTCAGTGAATACAAAGTTTGATTTTTCTAATTTAATCATTTCTAATAATCTTTTAGAAAAATATTCATCAACGGATAAACCGTTTCTTTGTAATATAGCTAATGTAGTATTTGCAGCAGCCATAAAACTCACCTAACCTTTCTAATCAAAATAATTGTCTTTTTTGTATTTAGCTATGTCATCACTTATTAAACTTTCAATGGTAACAGTAGTAACCTTACCACCTTGTTCATTTTTATCCTCAGCTAAATTTTTTAGATTTTGAAGGTCATTTATTTGAGTTTGCTTAGCACTATTTTTAATTTCATCTACTAATACACCATTAATTAATAATTTATGATTATTAGAAGATAAAATTTCTTCAACAGTAACACCCTCATTTTCTAATCTTTGTAATATATCTTTTTCATCTATACCATAAGTTTTTGAGGCATTACTTAGTGCGTCTTGAAACCTATCTAATTGTATCTGAGTTTTTTGTTCTTCTTTTTCTCTTTCTAAATCTGCAATTCTTCTTTCGGCTTCCATAGCTTTCTTATAAAGTATTGGGTCATAACCTTTATCTTCTGCTTCCTTTTGGTAACGAGTTGCTCTTATAGCTTCTTGAAACTTAGAAACATCTTCATAACCATAACTAGCAGCAAGTTCCTTTAAATAATCACTATCTGCCTTATAATCGTCTCTTTCTTTTCTTAGAGAACTATTTTCAGCTCTTAAATTTGAAAAAGCATAATCTTTTTTATTATCAGACTTACCTTCATCATCCACTTGAGTTGGTTCTTCAACCTTCTCTTCTTGTTCCTTTTCAGGCACTTCTTTTGAAACTTCTTCAGTTTCCCCAATAGTATTTTCATTTACTGATACATCATTAACTTCTTCAGTTGGCTCTGTTGCAACTTCTTTGCCATACTCTTCATCTAACTTTGCATCAATATCTTCCATACTTCCAAAAACATTTTCTTCCATAAACAACTTCCTTTCACACTAACTTATTTATAGTCGTATAGGTACGACCACGTTATTTATCAATATCATTATAACAAAAGAAAAGAAGTTTGTAAAGTACCAAATTTACATTGGTACTTGTCCACTTCCTATCATTTCTTCTGCTTGTGCTACAGCTGTAGGGTCTAAACCTGCAGTTGGGTCTTGCATACTATTTGCGTCTACTTGAGAAATTGCTCCCATATCTGCTTGTTCATTAGCAACATCTAATTGTGCTTGAAAACCTTGTTCTATAGCATTCATTAATTCATCTAATGCTGGATGTTCATTTCCACCTGCATATAATTCAGTAATTGCTTGAGTTACTAATTCATCAGGAATTTGTAAAGCACTAGCTGTTTGAACTAATGACATTGTTGTTTCAGCTTTCTCTTCAGCAGAAGCATAATTTTCATTATTGTATCTAGCAATTATCTCATCTTTATTAACTAAATCTGAGTTCTTAATAATATCTGATACAGTAATTGTCTTAACTGGAGCATCATATTGTCTTTCAAATTGATATAAGTCCATAAGTTCTTGTTTTTGTTTATCCTTACTATATTGAGTTTTCTTATCAAGTTCTATATAGAATTTATACTCTAGATTTTTCATATCATTCTTCTTTGGCATTTTTATTTTGTCAAATGTGTAAAGACCATTTCCATCTCTTCCTGTAGCATAAGATAATTCAGCATCTGGATACATTTTAATTATGAATTTAACAATTATATTAACAATATCTTCAACATATTCTCTAATATTATTTAATATATTAACTTCTATAATTTTTGCTCTCTCTACAGCAACTTCAGCACCACCAACTGTGTTAGCAGCAGTACCAATATTACCCATAAATTGATTAGAGTTTCCAGAAATTTCTCTAATTTTTAGTTCAAAATCTTGTTTAATAGCAAGAATTTCATCTTGAATTTTAGGAGGAACTACTGGTCTAATAGCATTATCTAAATTTCCATTTACTGAATATACAATACCTGGAGCTCCATTAGACTTTGCTACTACTTTAGGGTCTACACCACTACCTTTAGCAACCATCATACTTGGAGCTGCATAAGCAATAGCAGTATTAGTAATAGCACTCTCTATAGAATTAATTGCTTTTTGTAAAGATAATAATTGGTCCATAAGAGAAATACCATAACAACTTTGTGCAGCTTTTTTCCATCTTATTTGTGCAATAGGGAAAACATCAATATCTATGAAACTTTCTCTTACTATTATACAATTAATAAGTTTTACTTTTTTTATTTTACCATTTTCTTTTATATAAATATTCCAAACATCAAACACATCTTCTTGAGAAGTATTATAATCATTATCATAATAAATTTCTCCTCTACCAGCTGGTGTGCCTGATGATGTTTCTTCTTTTAAATCTCTAATTTTACTATATTTTTCTACGGCTTCTTTCTTACTAATTCTTCCTAAAACTATACAATAATTAGCATCTTTTAAACTTCTTGCAGTTGGGTCTATTAATATTCTAGATGGTTCAATTAGTTCTGCCTCTAGAGCCCCTATTCTCTTATTTTTACTACCACCAAAAATTTTCTTATCATTTACTATAATATGACAATATGCTTCACGAACAACTGCAATATTTTCTATACTTGCTCTGATAATATCGTCAATTTTCATCCTTTCCCATTCTCTTTTATACACCCTATCAAGAGGTTCAATTACTTCAACATCTTCTGGTGCTAGTGGTAATAAATCTCCTTCATAATCATTAACTAGAATAGAAGCAACTCTATTCTCAATAGCAACTGTAGAATATGGTGTATTCATATTTACAACCCAAGGTCTTTCAGTTTTATATTTTTTAAGTAAATGTTGATTACCTTGATAAAAAGCCATTAACTCTGCATAGGCTTCAAATCTAGTTTTATCAAAATTGTATGCTTTATCATACATTTCAATATAATCTTTAGATTTTAAAAGCTCCTCTGCTAAAGTTGTTCTAGTCTCAACATTTCCTTCTTCATTCTTCTTTTTCATCATTCACCTGCTTTCCTAATTTGTTTTGCATTTCCTCTATTTGCCAAGGATGGTCTATATCTATAGTTTCATCATTAATAGATAAATAAGTATCATCAAGAATATATTGTTTGTTTATATCTAGTCCATTTAACACTCTATATAATTCCCAACTAATAGCATAACCTCTTTCACATCTTCCAATATCTTGAAGGTATTTACATAAATCAATTCCTTTTCTAAATATCTCTTGATTATTTATTATCCAACCAAAAGGTTCTCCCCAATTATGATGTTCTTTATTTTTAGCAACTTCATTACCAATAAAGATATTTCTATCTGTTTTATAATTTACAATAGTCTTAATTGCATCTTCACTATAATACACATCTCCATGTAAATATACACATGGTTCGTCCATTGGGTAATAAGCATCTAACCAATAACCATACACTACTTTACTATCAGTTTTATAAGAATTTAAATGTTCTAATCTAGGAGCGTATTTGTCAAATATAGAATTATTGCTAGAAATAAATATATCGTTAATTCCATTATTTTTTAATAATCTTATAGTTCTTTCAACTAATGTCTCACCATTAATAATAGTTAATTGTTTTGGTGTTTCAAAAAAATCATAATCTCCACCACACATTATTATATATTTCATTATTCATGCTCTTTCTTAACACTTTTATCAGTTATGTATTCAATATCGGCTTCATTACAACCATCTAAGTAAACACCAGTACCATATTCACCATTTTCCAACTTGTCAACTCTATTTCCTAAATCTTGACAAATAAGTTCAATTTTTGAAACTCTTTCTGATATGTCTTTGATGAATTTTTCAACATCTTTGTCCATAAAATACCTCCTTATAAATCATAATATCCCATACCATAAACACCACCTTCACCATCATTAGGATGCTCGTAACTATCTTGAAACTTAATTCTATCTAAAATACTTTTCTTATTAATATCTGGTGTGGCGTTTACTTCTCTTAAATCAGTAGGTAAAGCCATTACCATATATCTCATAGCATCCATTAAGTGATTATGTTTATCTACTGGGTCGTCCTTAATAGTTCCATCTTTATCTTTCTTCCATAAATATCTTTGTGCTTCATCTTTTAAATTTACACAACTAATAAACACTTTGAGTTTTCCTTGGTACATAAAGTCTCTAACTCTTTCTATACCATCAAAGATGGAATTATTTCCTTCTTCTAGCCATAGACCTGATACCTGATGAAAATAATCTCTATATGATACACCGTCTCTATCATTTCTATTTCTAACAGAAGGGTCAGCAATTATATTTTTATATAGTGGAAGCCCAAAAACCTTTTCTTTTATTCTTCGTGCATGATATGTCATAGGTTTTTCTCTTTCATAGTATTCATCATAAATATAACAAATACCTTTTTTATTATCTATAGCTCCACAACATAAACAAGTTTCATCAGACCAACCTTTATCAAACCCAAATATTCTCAACCAATTATCTGGTATTGGGAAAGGGTCAACAAGACAGTCTTTAAAATCTGGATAAACAGCACCTTCTTTTACTTCTAGATAACAATAAATATATTTTCTTATCCACTTTTCATCTTTTCCAACACACAAATCTTGTATAAATGTTTTATGTAAGTATTTATTATCTGGCGTTGCACTTAAGAATGAGTGATAAGATTTTTCAGGTGTCTTGACTTTTAACTTATCATAAGAACTAGTATCAACATGCTTACTAGCAAAAATCTTATCTGAACGAAGTAAAAACTCATCTCTTATCCAACCATCTTCTGGGTTACTTTCTACTAAACCAATAAAGTTGTGTTCAACCTCTTTACCCTCTTTGTCTTTAATTATAGCAGCAGAATTTCTTAAACGTGCTGTAAGTTGTATAAATATATCATAATCTACACCACTTGCTTCAACTATCCAGAAAGCTGTTAAGTTTAAAGACCTTAATTTTTCTTCATCATTACTAGCATATACTATAATTTCATGTCCATTTGTTAAAGTATATTTTGGTAATGGTGTTTTTGTTTGTCTAACTATGAACCAAGGCGGTATAAATTTCTCAAGTTCTGGTAAAACTGCTTCTTTTATTTGTTGTAATGTCTGAGCAGTTATTAATGTTCTACCATTTGCCACGCCTAAAGCATGAGTTGCTATCTCAGCAGCGTCCATAGTAGTTTTTCCTGAACCAAAGCCACCTATATTTAATCTAAATTTAGCTTTACTTTGGTGAAATGCAACTTGATGAGGAGCTGGTTTATAATCAATTAATGTAGTAAGACAAGTATCACATCTTCCATAAAATACACTATCATGGACTTTTACCTTTCCACCACATAATGGACACTCATAAACCCTATAACCATCATCAGAGTGTTCTAGAAATTTTAATTCTTCTACTTTCATCATTCATCCCAGTCTTTCTTTTCTGGAAGTCTTATTAAAACTATATTAGAATTATTAATTGCTGGTCCACCCTCTTGCATAGCTTTTTTAATGCTAACAGCACTTTTATCTCCTTCTGCAAGACCTTGTTCAGCCATCATGTTTATTTTTTCATCTCTGAAAGATTTAATATACTTTCTAACTATTGGATAATTTAGAAACTCTTTCCAAGCATCTATACTATATCCGCTATAAGGAAGTGGTAAAGAATGCAATTCTATAGAAGTTTTATACATATTACCTTCAAAATCTTCCATAAACATTTCAGCAAGTGCTATCATTTGCATACGAAAATCAGGTTTTTCTTTCAATTTTTCGTCATTTTTAATCATTTTTACCAATTCATTGTTGTCTTCTGACGTTTTTTCTACTTTTTTTGTCAATTTCTCACCACCTTACACTTAAATTTTATCACAAAATAATAAAAAAGGGAATAGTTATATAACTATTCCTATGTTTTTGGTGGTTAAGAAAACCCAAAAAATAAACACTGGACCTCTCAGTCCATTTTAATTATAACCTAAAATTATACAAAAGTAAAGGGAACATTACACCAAATGTTCCCGACAGAAAGGAGAAAGTGTATGTTAGAAGTAGGAGGTTACCAAAAAATGAATAAAACTGGCAAATTCTACCATACACTACCTAAAGTATATCATATATTTTACAAAAACACAATAAAAGGAGAATTAACTTCTCCTAAAATTGTCACATATTTTATTTACTCTCCAAGCACACCACATTGTCCTATTCCTACAGTCAAAAATATCATAAACCTTACCTTGAATAATCACAGTAATATGTCCTGGCATAGTCACTAAATATGTACCTGTTGGGTATTCTTCTGCAAATTCCCCAACAGTTTTAGAATAATGAGGAACTCTAACATAATTATTATCTAAATAATTTTCAACAAATTTTACGTCATCAAGTAAAATTCCTTCTTCTTGGGCTAAATCACTTAATTTATCATAAGCTTCATCCCAAGTTTTACACTCTGCAACGGCTATTGCTCTTACAACACAGTCATTTACAAAATTTCCATGAACATTAGCATTATAGAACTTATACACTACATTTCACTTAACTTTTTAATATGTTTGTGTATTAATTCAATTTCTTCTTGAGAACCTGCTTCTTCTTTTAACATTTTAACAAAATCTACCATACTTTCAAGCATACTCTCTAAACACATCATACTATCTTCTTTAGCACTATAATTTCCACTTCTACCATAGGCTTCTCTACCTTCTGAATATGCTTGATAATTCATGTACATTTCATCTATTCTATCTTCTGGTCTATGTCCCATATATCTACCTCTGCTATCTCTGGCTCTTCTTTCATAGTTACCACGACCATAATTTCCATATTCTCCATATCTCATAAATTTTTCCTCCTTTGCTTCCCAATATTCTATATTTGCAATATCCTTTTGAATATCTATTAATTTATAAAGATAATCTAAGTTACTAGCACTAACACCATCTTTTACTATTGTTTCAAGAGGCTTTTCAACGATTTGTTTAATATCCTCTAACATCATTCTATCCATAATTATCTCCTTTCTTTAATAACTCTAGTATTTCTTCATTTTGTTTTATTATCTTTTCTAAATAATTAGTATCTTGATTTTGAAGTTCGTTCATTAAATCACTATTGTTATAATCTTTAAATAAAAGAATTAAACTAATTGTTTGAAATACTAAAGATAAATTATCAACATAATTATTTTTATTCATTATGCTAATTTCTTAATCATAATATCAGCATTCTTAATAATTGGAATTTGTGTATCTTCAGGTGTTCCATCATAAGTAACAGTTGGTAAACTATTTACAGTAATAGTAACACTACCTCTTCCACAAACTCTAACTAACTTGTCAACACCTACATTTTCATAGTCACCAGCAGCAGCTATAACAGTATTCATCTCAGTACCATTAAGTTGTACACCATCAGCAAAAATTGCTAATGCTAAACTACCAGCAGTAGCACTTGTGATATTTGCATTAAAACTAATCTCATAAATACCACCCATGACTAAGTTAAATGTAGCACTTCCTTCATTGTGGTTAAGCCATCCATTAAAACAGTTGGCACTACCAGTTCTAAGGTCAGTATCAGCAAAAGTTATTGGTGCAGTGTTTGAAGTTAAAACAAGTTCTTGTTCTTGAGTACTTTGTATCATAAAATCTCTCCTTTCATAAATAAAAGAGAATAGGACTTGCCTATTCTCTTAAAATTAGCAAGTTCTCATTTGAGCTAAGTCCACAGACCTCTTACTATATAATTGTGTTTCCATACCAGTTAGAACCATAGAAGCCATTATATAATGACTGATATGGTGAACTAACTAGATAACTTGGTACTGGATATGGTCTAACTTGGTTCACAATGCTAGTACCTATTCCTGTTGCTGTAATTGTATTTTTTAAATCATTAACTTGACTTCTTAAGTCATCAATAGTGTTTTGATTTAGAACATCAAGAATTTTTTGAGTATTCTCAATTCCTTGTGCTCTTAGTGTGCAGCAGCATTCATCCATCTTAGCTTGTGACTGTAAAGCTGAAGTTAGTAAATTAGTGTTCAACTCATTAGTTTGATTTAAAATGTCTCTTTGAGTGTTACATGCTGATAATTGTGCAGCATATCTATTTTCTAATACATCACTCTTTAACCCACAAATGCTAGTTGCAGTATTTGCAAACCCACTTGAGATTAAGTTGTTAGTATTTTGAAAACCACCATTAACATCTCTTTGTGTGAACTCAGAACTAATATAGTCTGTAGTTGCTATATTGTTGAACCCATTACCACCAAAACCACCCCATCCGTTATTACCGAATAGTAGTGCTAATAGTACTAAAGCCCAGATACCATCTCCACCAAAGAAACCACCACCAAACCCATTACCATACATTGGATATGAGTTAGTAGCTAAGTCCACAGTTGGAACAATTCCGTTACTTCCGTTCATACATCATTCTCCTTTCTATAATTTATATCACCCTCTAGGGTTGATACCATTTTGTAATTGGTTTAACACCTCATCAGGTACACCAAAGCTCTTGGCTGTCCTCATAAACCCTTGCATTTGCTCTGGTGAAAACTTACTAGTTAATTGACCCAAAACCCCCATAGGGTCAACATTTCCTCTTCTTAATTGCTCAAAGTTGTCAAAAACCCCTGGAAATTTACTCTTGTATTGGTTCTGTAATAGTGTCAGAAGTCCTTGGTTCTTCATCCTTCTCACCTCTTTCTAGTTTGTCAATGCGAGACTTTAGCTCATCTATAAGTAAGTCTTTCTCATCTTTCTCTAATGTCTCCTTTATGTCAAAATGTCTAACCTCACCTTTTGTGTTCTTTATCCACATATTACTGAAGTCTCTACTTATAAATATACTATCTGCAAAGACTAACTCTTTGTTTACATCCTCCACACTTCCCACAAGTCTTACACCACTATTATTAGGTGTTAATTGAAAAGTTTGGTTAATAGATGGTTGTTGATTAATTGTTCTTTGTAGTTGATTTCTCATGTTCTCTAAGTCTCTAATTTGTCCATCTATCCTGTCCATACTATTTTGTGCATTATAATAAGGGTTATTATACATAACATCTCCTCCTTCTAACTCTATTGTAAAATAAAAAAGATGGCTAAACTTACCATCTTTTTATCATTATTTTATCAGTCTAACTATCTTAAGTTGTATCTTCTTTATTTCCCTTGATACAGTAGCAGTGCCTAAGTGCATCTCATCTGCAATTCTCACTATACTCTGTCTCTCATAAGGGTAGTCATCTCTTAGTCTTAAATATATGGACCTTTGCCTTCCTGTGAACCCAGCCTCATTAAGTATCTTATGGTGCTCAGCTTTTGTGAAATCTAAACGTAGCACGGTATGCTTTCTCCTTATTGTCCCAAAACCTCTCATATTGTTTCTCTCCAACTACTGTTACATTATACTTACCATATCTCTTAGTTGTATAGTTGTCAAAATTTTTCTTATGAAAATACATAACTTTTGGGTTATTCTTATTAAATGTCCCCCTTACTTTTATTATCCTAATTGTTGCCATTTATTAGCTCCACTATTTTTTGTATGTCCTCAGGTGTTAGGTCTGTAGCTACAATTTCTCCGTTCTCACTATTGACTAAGTTATACACACCTGTAGTTTTTATTACCTCTTGGGTGTCTTTATGTGTCTTACCTAAATATATTAGGAAGCTAATTACTAATAAGACTATAACCACAAAAGCCCCTATGATTACTTTTTTCAATAAACTTATTATCCCCCATAGGTCAGAACTCTTATCCATATATCTCACCCTCCTTTATGTGTCTATTATATCACATAATATATAAAATAAAAAGAGGCTTTTCGCCTCTTGAACAAATAATAGGTATTTGTCCCTCTATATTTTATATGTGAAGGATGTGATTTATCCTTACATTTATATTATAACATAAGTGAGTGGTTTTTTCAATATAGATTTTTTTTGTATAGATTTTTTGTATAGATTTTAATATAGAGAGAGTTTGTTATTGAATACTATTATAATACCCCATACACTCTCTCCCATACCACAAAAACCAGTTCAAAGCCCACCCCTATATATCTATGTATCATTTTTGATACAGATAACATAGTCCTACCATAACCCATTATATACCCATTTCAATTTTAATAACATATATATATATATATATATGTTATTAACTTATTTTTGTATCAAATTTGATACATTTTGAGGGTAAAAATGGCTTTTTCTACTTTTTGGAAAAATTAAGTTTTTTATACAAAATATATAAATGTATATAAATATTTATATAATATATATAAAAAAGTTGTTTTTGTTAATATATACATTTTACGTTCTGGAAGACATATTAAAAAACTTTTTTAATTTTTTATTGACTTTGCTATTTTTGTATGATAGAATTAAATTGACAAAAGGAAAAAAGGACTTGCAGAAAATAAGAAAGGAAGTGAAAGAAAATGAAAAAAACACTCAATATCAATGGTGAAGTTGCTAGAATTGAAAACAATAGATATTTTATACTTGATAATGACTTTATGAAAGAGACAACAAAAGAAAATTTCAAAAAGGAAATAACAAAATATAAAAATGTATGTTTGAATAGTTGGGAAACAACATTGAAAAATGCTTATATTAATATGATAGAAAGTTTATAATTTTAAAAGTTAAAAAACTTTTTTAAAAAAGTATTGACTTTTAACTAAAAATATGATAGAATTAAATTGTCAAGAGGGAAAAGGACTTGCAAAAAAGTGATATTTGAAAACTTAGTATATTAAAATATTTATTCATAAAGTTAATACTTTTTTAACTTTTTATAAATATGTTAGTATTAACACAAAAATATTAAGCGTGTATATATGGACTATGAGACTTGCAAAAACCTAAGAGGAAAACTCATAAGGAAAACACGGGTGGAAAACTTAGAAAATAACAAAAAAGATAAAAAAGTTAAAAAAGTATTGACAAATTGAGTTAAATATGATAGAATATTAAGTGTCAAGAGGGAAAAGGACTTGCAAATCAAAAGAGGTGATAGAACACAAAGTTATGATATTATAAAATTATCATAATAAAGTAGTATTGAATTAGTCAAGCACTTATTAAAAAAAGCAATTTCAAATTGCGTGTAGGAGAAGGGCTTGTCGCCCAAGAGACTATAATTACAACAAGACAATGTGAAAATAAAAGATAATTTTGTAATTGAAACGTAAAAGAAAACAAGTCTATTTTATAGGAAACTTGTAGCATAATAATTTATCAATTTAAAAGTAAATTGTATTACTATACTACTTGAAATTATATAAGATAATAACTTGTATTGTGTGGCTTGTATAAAGGACAACTGCGTTCGTAGGTGGCAGATTTACAAGGGCTCATTGTAGCACAAAAAAGACTGGAATAGTCTACCTTGTAAAGAGTGTATAGCCCAGCACTAAGTCAATAAGACTAAAGCTCTTTATATTAAGTTAGTAATGAATAAAAATAACGAA